CCCGATGAGGAACACGCCGAACGGTACGCACAACTGCAACTATTAAACCATCACGGTATCGACACGACGAAGATAGGTGCTTGGGATATCACTACCGAAGAAGACGGTGAGTTTCTCTGATGAGTAAACAACATTATTTCATCATCTATTTCGATACGGCAACCAAGCAATGGGCGCACGATCCAGAACTTGAAGAATTAAAATTTCAAAATAAAACAATTTGGTGCCACGAAACCGAAGATTGGCAACACGGATATTTAGGTGACGGAATTTTTAATGACAACAACGATTACATAACCGACATATTGTTGAATAGTCTAAATAAATTAAACCAACCAAAGGAGAACAACCAATGAACAAGGCATTAGAAACAGTCAAACTAATCGAGGTCACACTCGTACTAGCAATAGAAACCTACGGCGCGGAACAAATGTTCTGTGGCATGGACTACATCAAAACAGAAGATGAAGCACAGGTTCTCGGCTGGTCAGAACGCGAACTAGAAGTCAAACCAAAAGAAGGAGAATGAAGTGAACCAACAATTACCTATCACCCCATACAACAATACAGGTGGCTATGCCGGTACAGATACGAGCCGTGATCGTGCCGAACTTGAAGTGGCAGATGGCACACTCGCCGAACGCCAACAAAAAATTCTAGACACATTAGAGGCGCACGGCTCTGCTGGTGCCACATGGAATGAGATCGGGCGACAACTGTACCTACATCACGGTCAGGTTTCGGGGGCTTTATCTAACTTGCATAGCGGTGGTCATGTTTTCATGTTGAAAGAACGACGCAACCGAAGCCACCCATACGTGCATGCAAAGTTTCGTGATAGGTGGCGTGAAGATGAACGCCACGATGCGCCACGCCAAACCCGTGCAGGTGATCGTAAACGGTTAGCAGATGACCTGCTTGCTCTCTGTCGTGAGGGCGTGGAACGGTACCATGCGAACGAAGATGACTCGTGGCAGGCTTTCACGCAGAACTCTTTAGAGTTCATGGATATGTTAGTCAAGGCTATTGACCGCCTCGACGGGAGAAAGTGACAGGGCTGTTAGCCCTTGTTGTTCGCAACCATCGCAAGTTCAGGAAGCCCCAAGCGAGAATGGTTTGGGTTGTGCGTCGAACCGACGGCAAGTTTTGGGCTGGCGAATACAGATGGCAAGGGCAAACTTTCACCGATCATATCCCGTTCATTTACCTTTACGGCACGAGGTCGGCGTGTATGGCTGGTGCCGAGCGTTGCGGATTTGCAAACGTTGAAGCCGTTGAGGTAGAGTTATCTAGGTTTGCGAAGCGACCAATGAAAAGGCGAGGACACCATACTCGTCGTCGCTGAGTGATCGAGGAGTACCCCACTCTCGTATTTCCCTTTCTCCGAGGGTGGGGGAAACTTGTTACTTAACCCAACCTAAGTTGGTTGCCCGCCACGTTGAAGCGGAATGATTTGCCTCTACGCCTTTGCTGGTTGCGTTGTCGTCGTACAGCCGCAAAATATATATGCAGGGGTCTTCGCCTTCTGAGAACTGTTCGTCTTCGGTTGCTGTTGTCGGTAGTCCGTCATGTATTTCGCATACGGGTGGTGAACAAAAATTGTTTTTGTATCCGTACTGTAACCATTCGTCGAACGTCATTTTGGTTTGTCCTTTGTGGTCATTGGTTGTGTTTGGTGGTTGTTTGCGCATGTCGGTGGCTCTGACAGTTTGATGTGGGTTGTGATCGTGTTGCCACAAATAGGGCAAAGCCAAGTTTGTTTCACGGCTAAGCGTTAGAACGGTTCTTCTGCTGGCAAAGGTTTTGTTGGTGCTGGTTTCGGCGCCGGTTTTGTTTTGCTGACGTTCGTGGTGCCTGCTGGTGCGATTGACCATAGTTCTGCGTCATCAAATTTGGCGACCCGTTTACCGAGGATCACAGTTTTTGTGTCGCCTGCTTTGGTGGTGACTTCGACTTCCATATCTGGTTCGCCTGCGAACTCTTTGACACGTACGCCCCATGAGTCGTCTTTAAGTTTATAAAATGATGCTGACATGAATGCTCCCCCTTTGAGGTAGTTTTGTAGTGGATTAGATATTCGGATCAGAGTTCCGTACCCTGAGCCATTGCTATTCTCATTCGTTCAACCATCTGTTTGTAGGTTGAAAGTTCTCGGTTGATGTCGATGGATGCTTGAACTGCTATGTTCAATTCCCGTACCAGTTTTTCGTTTTCTTGTTTTAGTTCGTCACGTTCTTCACGTACACGATCTAAACTGTTTTGCAGGTCGTTGCAACGTGCATCCCACATCGCTAGTTCTGACACCTGTGCATCGGTCATAACCCCATCCTAGTCTTATATTTGCGGCTGTGTAGTAATCTTCGACGTTCAGCGGCCGATTTGCCACCCCAAACACCGTACATGATTTCGTTATCAAGAGCGAACCTTAGACATCGTTCCCGTACAGGGCAGTTTGCACAAAACTTTTTCGCTGTGCTAACAAGGTGCCTTTCACCGATCTCAGGGAACCATGATATGCCGTCGCTGGTGTGGCATTTGGCGTTGTCCATCCAATCTGTTTCTTTGTCAATCAGTCGGAATGATGCAAGTATTTCCCCCATTGCTTCACTTTCCCCAGGGTCGGAAGCCGTTTCCGCTGGTTTTTTGGGCGTAGTCATAGATTGTTTAGGCGGCTTGAAGGTTTGTTAACGGATCGAATAAGTCTTTACAGTAGTTGATTATCCCCAATGTTTGCAAGTATCCGTTCGGATACCAGCGTGTAGGTAGTCACCATGATCGGTCGTTGATTTGGGCTAAACCTATGTCGGTTGACCCATCAGCGTTCAGGGTGGTGTTGTGCGCTTGGGTTAGGCACCTTGATTCTCGATGAAGAATCTGGTCAAGGGTCGGTAACTGGTCTAGTTCCCAGCCTGCTTCGAGGGCTGCATCCCACCATTGTGGGCATAGGGCTTTAGGTTTGGCTACCGCTACAGGGTCGCGCCAGACGCGCTGTATTGCGTTCTGAGCGACCAAAACAGGGGGTGGGCTGTTAGGTACAGGGGGTTGTTCAGCGAGGCTTGTAACCCCACCTACAGTCAGGGTGACTGTGAGAACGGCGAATAGCCGTGAGAGTGCATCCATTAGATTCTCCTACCTTAGTTGATTGGTTGTGAGTCTTATTTTATAAGGGCTATAAGTTCTGCGAACTCGTTGAGTGTCATCAACACTATCCCGTCAGAGTTACCTTCGGGCATGGCGATCATTGCGAAAGGTCTGATGTCACCCAACGCTTTAGAAGCATCCGATTGCGTTTTCGCCGCACGAAACCTGGTTTCGATAGGGCCGACTTGCGCACCGGCTTTAACTTCAACGCGAAAAAAACCGGACCAATGTTCTTCATGCCGAGAACCTGCGTTACCTGTCGCAGATAAACCCAGTTTGCGTCGGGCATGTCGGGCTTTAGCATCACCTTTAGTTCGATTCCTTTTCCCCCGAGCCGCAGGATCGTTACATCCACGTACCCGTCGCTTACCGTCACGAGATGGGCGACCGAGCAACCCGAACTTCGGACATTCAGGTAGGTTGCATTTGTCACGGTTGCCTTGACATTCCCCTTTGCGTTCATCGGTCATTGAGGGTCAAGGGTTTCGATGAGTTCCCAAACTTCACCTTTGGTCATCTCGTTCAGATCGTTCAACGGATGCTTCACCGAACCGACAGCCAACTCTAGTTTGGCTTCAGGTGTGTCGAAACCTTTAGAGTTCATTAACGCTTTCAGTTTCGCCAACTGTGTACCACCCACCTTGCTATCAGGGTTTGATGGTTTCACGTTCGGATTATGTACCGGTTCTACGGGTGTTGCTTTGAACGTTTCAACTATCGCCTTTTCTGCTTCAGCGTTGGTTAAAGGTTTCGGTTGTTCTTTCATTGACTTGAAAGCGTCACGCAACTTCGCCATGTCCGCTTCTTTTAATCCGATCAACAGTACGCCTGCCTGTTTCGCTACCTCGTTCGGGTCAAGGTTCGCTTCTTTGCAGGCTGCTTTGAATCGGTCAATGTTTTCTTGGCTGACAACACCGGCAGGTTTAGGTGCCGTGGCAGGGTGTTCTTCCCACTCAGACTTTGACCAAAGTGAGAGACAGATACCGAACCGCATAGATGCGTTGCGTAGGAAGTCGCCTACAAGTTCTTTATCTAGATCAGGTTTGTCTGCACGTACCGAACCGACACCCAACATGGTTTTGCCGAGGATGGTTAGATGCCCCCACATGGTTGCCATGCCGTTTGTTTCGGTGATCGCTGGTCTGCCGTTTACGAACTCGACAGGCGACCAGTTCCACATCGGATCAATGTCAATCAGGATGCGGTTGATTTCTGCGTGACCTACGAAGTCGAGCGTGATGCCGCCTCGTGGCAGTTTGCCGACGATAGACGGATCAGGTACACCGTACGTGCTGAGTATTTCTTTTAGTTCCATTGCTATTCTCCTTTGGTTGCCACACGTAACGTGCGGATGGTTGTTGTTTTCTTAAACTTCTCTACCAACGCTGGGTGTTCTTGTTCAAGTTTCTTTTGATCCAACGATGTGCGTTCAGATGTTTTCCAAGTCAAAGCCAAAGTGCCGTTCAATGTGGCGTACTCGGCTTCACCCATCAGGCCGCACAGTTCTGCTTTGATTCTATCTTCGGTTGCTTCAAGTTCTTTCATCTGTTGTTTAACTTGTTTCAACGCAACGATTTGTTGTTTCATGCTGGAAGGCAGTTCGACTGTGGTGTTGACACCTTGCGGATATTGGGTTGAGATGTGCCGGTAGGCGTACTCTGCACCGTCAGGCAACATCCCTAAATCTATGGCTGCCAAAAACTTTCGGCAAGCGTCAATGTGTTTCTGTTTCTCATCTGATGAAACCTTTTGTACATGGTGGTGTAGTTCCAGGTCTGAATCAAAGATCGCCCAATCAATAGAGAAAACGTTTGCGCAGATCGCCTGCTGTACGCCTTGCCAATACCAGTAGTCGGGCAGTTTCCCATCCCAACGTTTCCTTGTGGTCTTAACTTCGATGACTTGGCGTTGGTCGGGTTCATCCATGCTTAACGCATCAAGCGTTGACATCAGGCGAACACCATCTTCTTCGTAGCAGTACAGCACGTCTGGTGTGTACAAAACTTTGTTCAGTCTGTCTGCCGCCCATTTGATGAGTGTCGGTTCAAGCCGGTTGCCTCGGTCCATTGCCGAGTTCGGTGCCTCAGGTTGTGGTGGTTCAGGTGCCAACAGTTCTGTTGCCAGGTCTGCCGCGGTTTTGAATGGGTGCGCACCGTGAACTACAGCGGCTACTGATGCTGTGATTTGTGGTTCACCTGATTCGTTTTTCCATCG